TCTTGAACACTTTTTGATACTCAGGAGAATCAATAAGAGCCTTGGCTTTACGACCAAACCGCACCGATAATTCAGTCGTGTTAGTGGATTGGATAATTTTTAGTTTTGGATTTTTACCAACCATCCAAGCAGGTAAAAGATAAGATCCAAATTCTGATTTGGTATGCCTCGGTGGCATATTAATAATTAGTCTTTTGATTTCACCAGATGCAAGTTTGTTAAACTTGTCTGCGATTCTTTTGTGATGTGATCCTTCTATAAAATCTGGCCAGACATGTTTTACGAAAGACAAGAAATCAGTTTGAATTGTATCTTGTTTTTTCTTTTCGCCATAACGATTTGCTAATAAAGCAAACTCTCTTCTAACGTCAGCAGGTAGTTTATCTAAGTTCTGTATAAATTTTTCATTCATAAAAATTTTTCCGCAAAATTTTTTTACAAGTATTTTGAAAACTTAAAAAGTATTTTACCACTATCTATTTAAAAAACCTAGCATAAATACGTTGCTCTGGGACCCCTAGTCTGTATATAAAAAAACAATTATTATAAATTTTGTAAAATCGTAAACGGGCGTGGTACCTCTATGTGTGCGGGGAGTCTAGCAGATTAAGCCGATCATCATAATACTAGTTAGCCTGGTTGTCCATGTTTAAGCGGCACACCGCACCAAGTATTAATACGTTAGGCCCCCGCATCTACCCTGGCCCGGAGGGCCAGAGTATGTCAGAAAGGCTAGTCCAATAGGACCATATAAGCGTCGGCGTTATGTTTTCTAAACCAATCTAAGTCAGCACGTACATTGTCCCATTTCTTAGATCCGCCGTAGCCTAATTCTTTATCTTCTAAAGTTGCGGCTAGTTCATTGATAAATATATTATCATGTCTTCTAGCCTCTTCTTTAGTTAGCATAACAGACTCGCCGTTGAATCTGTTACGTCTTTCTTCTGTTCTCTCTGTTGTCATGTTTTCCTTTCTGTTAATAGGATAATCCTATCATGACTGTCTACTTTCGTCAAGTCTTTTTATAACTTTTGTTTTATATGGTTGACCACGCCAATCGGTCCTCTGTTCTACTTGTACATCTATTGGTGTTTCAAGTGCCTCGGGTCTTGGGTGTAGATTTATAAATTCTTCCCAATGTGCAAAAGCAAAATCATTCCAACAACCTTGACTACAAAAGTGGGACCATTGCGTTGTTGAGTTCCAATTATTCTGAGCAATTTTTCTGGTCCTCAAAACCTTTGAGCCTTTGACCCCTCTTATTCGATCTTGGGTGTGTGACTTATGGCACTTTGGACCATGGCACCAATTATATTCACTCATGATCTACCCTCAACATGTGGAAACATAAAAAACCATTTAATTGTGAATGTAGTTGCAATAGCAAAGCCTAACCAGAAATCAAAGTGAATTGCTAAAACTACACCTAAAAAAATCATCGCAAAGTGTAATGCGAAATATATTGCTTGTAACATAATTATACCTTTCTATTTGTTTATGGGACAATCTTATAGGATTGTCCCATATATGTCAACCCATAAAATAAATTAATTTACAGATTGTTGTTGTGCTTTGAAATAAGCGATTTTTTCTTCTCTAGTCATTTCAACCTTATCTTCCAAAAGACTAGCCAAATTGTCAGGACTATAAATTGATAAAGCTAAACTAGAGCTTTCATTCAACATACTTTCATTTAAAACAACTCCAACTTTATCTGCAAGTTTTTTTGCTTGGTCAAAGTATCTATAAGATTTTAAACCTAATCTTAAAGTTTTCATTTTACCCTCAACATAACTATACATTTGTTGATGTTCTTTAATTACATTGTCAGCACTTTGAACATACATTTTAAAAAAGTTTAGAGTATTCTCATCAACTTTAAATTGTCTGTTATGACAATAAGAACTACCAACCACCCAAAGTTTAAAATTATTATCCCACTCATCTTTTGGATACATGGTATTACCACTTGCATCATTACGAACACCATAACCCAAAAATTTATTACAATTACTTTCGTCATTGTAATATTTTGGATTTCTTTTTGAGTAATCATCATTGATAGACAATTTATAATCAGGATTTAAACCTTTTGCTATCATCTCATCACGATAGTATGCTCTTGCAAAATTTCTTCCCATGTCAAATCTTACATGGATTTCATCTTTTGCCTCATACTCTCGACCCTCATCATCAACTTTGATAATGTCCCTTTGAACATAAAAACAATTATCTTCATACAATTCGCCACCACGATTACCATATTTACTAATCATTCCACGAATTGTATCAATATCTTCTTGTGGTTGATGATACCTTACAACTTTTTCAATCTGCTCTTTTGCTTTTTCTCGCAAAAGGTCATATTGATTTTTTGCGTCAATCAATTTTTCTTTTACTTTACTTTCGTAAAAAGATTGAAATTGATCTGCAATTACTTTTCGCTTTTCTGCGTTAAGTGTTATTCTTTTTTGTTTTTGCATATTTATATTTCCTTTCTATGTCCTATATATTCCTAAATTAAAAAATTGTCAAAACATTTTTTTAAAAAAAATTCAACCTGTGGTTGTATGCTTCCAGTTTAGAATGATTCTAAAGTAGATATATCGGATATTATATCCCCGACCTCCCACCCCTATTATATAGGATAATTTGGGATTGTAAAGGATAATAGTGTCGCACCCTTAAAATATTTTTTTTGTATCTGCCTTATTTCTGCCATATTAATATGGGATTATCCTAATATGAAAGGAAAAAATAATATGGAAATAAATAAAACATTTAAAATAACTTTTTGGGCTAAGAAGCACAAAAAGCATATAACAAGAAATGCTAAGTGGACTGAGTTATGCAGATACTTTACATCTAAAGATGGTGTACCTTGCATGACTTATTATGACTTGGACAATGACGGTTATAGAACTGCAACAACAACTTGGAAAGTGCAATTATGAGCAACACTTATACAGATGAAGAACTTTTAAAACTTTTTAAAAATATTGCAGAAATTAATAAAGCACAAGGTGAACTAAATATTCTTGTAAATAAAAGATTAAAAATTTTAGAGGCGTCACAATTTCGTCAACCTTTAGTGTTAACAAAGGAGATGGAAGTAAAAAATTAGAGAATGGTCTTCATTAGCCTTTATCGACCATAAACTATAAAGGCGGGACAACTTGCAGTTGTAAAACAAAGTGCTGTTCACACTTACCTTTCACAACTGCAACTGATCCCTGATCCATTGTGGGCGTTCTAGCTAGCGATTAGTCCAACAATGGATCTGGGATCAGTCAACGTGCCTAACTTTTCGTGGATGGTTGCAATTCTAGTTCGCCACCGCGTACCGATACTAGATAACGGCGGAACAGGGCTGGTCCATTTGTTAATAGAGCAGCGGCTGACTGCTTTGAGGAGCGCGCATCCATCAGCCACTTTAGAATGATTCTAAAGTAGAACAGAAAGGAATTATGAGTAAACAAAAAATTTTAATCAATCATTGGCGTTGGCTGGAGGCTAGAGGCTACAAGCGGCAGGCCGCAAGCTGCAAGCTTCAAGCGGCAAGCTTGACAAGAAAGTATTATAATGTTATAGGAATTCATAGGAGAAAGAATTATGAAAACAAATGAAGCATTAAAAATTGTCGGAGGACTTTCAAAGCCTTCAAAGATGCCTGGCTGGGCCTATGGGTTACCAGCTGCAGAATGTAAAACTGGCTCAAAGCTTGCCAAGGTTCCGGGCTCAGTCTGCAGCGGCTGTTATGCTCTGAAGGGTTGCTACGTGTTTCCAGTTGTTCAGGCTGCACAGTATAGAAGACTCGAGGCCATCCGAAGCCCGCTCTGGGTTGGAGCGATGGCGTTACTTATTAATAGTAAAAAATCAAAAGAGTTTAGATGGCACGACTCCGGCGACGTCCAGGACGAAGAGCACCTGCTCAAAATTTTTGCTGTTGCAAAGCTCACCCCGCAGGTCAAGCACTGGATGCCAACGCGTGAAGCCTGGGTGAAGCACTTCCTGCCAGAGTGTCCAAAAAATTTAGTAATAAGATTTTCAGGCCAGATGATTGACCAACCTGCAATTGCAAGTTGGCCTCACACGTCGACCGTGTCAACCAAGCCAGAAGACAGGACATGTCCAGCCCCTGATCAGAATAACGAGTGCAAAGATTGTAGACAATGTTGGGATTCTAATATAAAAAATATTTGTTACGGGAAACATTAATGCACGAATTTAAACATCCAAAATATTATAAAGAATTACGCAAGCGTAATAAATCGGATCAGGCAATTAGCAAAGAACCGGCGACGGCTGGGAATCAGCGTTCGCCTGGTCCGGGCCACAAGCCTCAAGCCTCAAGCGGCAAGCGTCAAGCTCCAGCAGGTGGCAAGCCGCAAGCTGCAAGCCTCGAGAAGCAAGCCTCAAGCCCCGAGGAGCAAGCTTCAAGCCTCAAGCCCTGAGTATCAAGCTCCTTGATAAACCTTCCCTCATAAAGTTTTATGGAGTTAAGACCGAGGGCCTTAACTAGAATAAATGTATTGTCAGGATGTTTTACGTGAAACGCTATTTGATGTGGAGACAGGCGTACCTTGTTGGTCTTTGTTACTTTTAATTCGATAGTGAAAAAGTTGCGATTCCTATTATAACCCAGTATATCAGGAGTCCCCCATGAAGCAGTATTTTCCACGCGTGTAAATGATAATTCGCAATTATTTTTAAGATTGAACGCTTTAATTTCATACCAAAATTTTTTTTCTGGATTCACTACTACACCTCAATAAATTGTCAAACTATTTCATAAAAATTTGTACAGAAATTCTTGGCATGATCGGACTTAAAACAGGGTTAACTTTATGATTAAGAGGAGATTTAATTATTACTAAAGAGTTGCCTACTGGTGGTATCCATCCATGTCCATTGCCATCAGTAAACATAAACTCACCACCCCATTGTCCATGCCATTTGTGGTTTACGTAATAGGTAGCTCCATACTTCCAGGCGCCATCATTGTGCCAGTTTATACCAGCATCCTTCTTCATATAATGAATTATAGTAGACATTTTTTCAACATCATTTAGTTGAAAATAAGCATTGTGTCTAACTAAGGTTTTTAATTTTTCAAATGGTGGATAGTTAGTAACCTCTACTCTCATTGGAGGTTCAATATTACTTATTAAATATTCACCCCAAAGACCTTTACTTGTATGTAAATTTATTTTTTTTCTTTCTTTGATAATTGCATCATGAATACCTTTATACATGGTATAATCTAAAAAATTAGTTATCCACCAAACTTTTCCAGGAATTGAATAAGATAACTTCACAACTTTTTAATTACTTTACCCATTTTCCATTGTTCAGGTGAAATTGTAATGGCAAGTCTATGAGATTCTCTTACTCCAATTAATTTATTTTCTAGCAACTTTACACCAGTGATGTCATAAAACTCACCATTTGGTAAGATAACTTGCACTCTAGCGTTGGCTGCCACCTCGCCTTGCATAAATTTATCTAATGCTGCTCTTAATATCTTTCCAGTAAACATGGGTTGATTTATAGAATAAGTTCCC